TATACCTAAATAATTAATTAAAACCCACACTGCAACTACAGAAGCTAACAACATAAGTAACTCTGCGGCTGTTGCATAGTCAGGTATCTGTGGACTGTCTTGTATTAGAATTGATTCAGCTAATGCTGCTTGTATCTTATGTGGTTCTAATAAACCTACAGGGGTAGCCAGTTGTGGCATCACACCGCTTGCTGTAACACCAACGAACACAAACGTACCTTCTACGTTCATCTCTTGTAGTGTAGTTTGTGGTGTATCTACCCAACTTACCCACTTTCTACCTAGAGAATCTACAGATACAGGTGGTAGTCCTTGAACTATTACTTCTTCTAAACCATTTTCGTTTGTTTTAATTATATAACTATTAGCATCCAACAAAACTTTAAGTACTTCAATTCCATAAGATGCGAGCCAACCATCAGGTGTTCTCATTAGTAAAGGTAAACGTCTTATCAAGTTGTCTACGTCAGTGTGAGCTACAGCAATACCAGAAGCAGCATAGTATTCTAGTATTGGAATATTATTAAGTACTCCTTGTAATTTATAACCACCAATATCTTCTCCTATAATAACTGTACCTATAGTCTTAGGATAAAGGTTATTGTTAGTTTCAAATAAAGGAAGCACAGATGCTGTATACCTTAAAGATTCAGCAAACTTTACGTCACCACCTGATCTGTCTGGATGCGGAAAACTAATTCCCCAACCTACACCAATAGCTCCAGCTTCTAATAGTTTAGTTTGTATCTCAGCTAATCGTTGTATAGGAAACGGATAGCCGCCTTCAGTTTCTACGTCTTCTTCAGTTATGTTGAGGATTGTAAAGTTACCGCTAGGTTCTTGCTCACTAACAAGTGCGTCAAAGGTTTTAAGTTTTAATACTTCCAATAGTTCTACCTGAAAGGTAACAGGAATAAAGAACAACACCAACAATGTAATTAGTTTGTACATAATTAACTGCCTTGTTTAATATTAATGACAGAAGAACTGCCTCCGTTGGTAGTTATCTGATTTACTTTGCCCTCTTGTTCGATGCGTAGGCTGTAAGAACCATCTTTAGGTACTTTTATTTGCATAGCATCTTCTATCTGACGTAAGAATTCTAAGTTAACAGCCGTAACAAAAGTACTAATCTGTGTAGTACCATCATAACCCATAGCTGTACCCTTAACTCCATCGGCTGATAACGCTTTGTCTGCTTTACCTAGCTCGTCTACATCTTGTATGACATCAAGCAGGTCTTCTAAAAAGTTACCTGCAAGGTAATCAATGTCCAGCTCTTGATACTCTAAATCATCTTGGGCCAGATCATCCTGTTCTAGCTCATCAAACTCAAGGAAATCTACATCCAGGACATTACCTGCAGACGCAGTAGACTCTGTAGTCTCAAGGGTTTTAATTTCTGGAGGATTTACAATTAACATATTGTCAATCATATCTAGTGTTAGGTCTAGTATAACGGCAGGAGTTGGTGCAGTTTCAAAGTTGTAGACTGTAGTAGATTCGTAAGGTTTAGATAGAACAATCTGACCTAGTGCTGTGTCTACAGTAACCTCACCGCTTGATGTGCCATCAGCTTGAGGCAGTAGGATAACTAAAACCTCGCCCGTCTCTTTAACGGTGAGTGTAAAATCCGTTCCGCGTATGCCAATCGTTGCTGCGTTGGTACGGATGGTAATGTTATCTTTTGGAATACGTTTTGTTTTAGAACTTATAAATCTGCCAGTACCTTTGATAAACGACAAAGCCATCGAAGACTTATTAGGATCGGGATCGAAGATAAAATCATCTACAGTTACTAAACTGTGTTCCGTAAGCCTTATGGTAGTATCATCCCTGAAGGTAACACCCATCCTGCCGTTAGCAGTCTCTAGTCTATCCATAGAGTTAAGAGAAAAATCAATTACGCTTTCGTATGGCTTGTCTCTTACTACTCTTGTGTGTCCTCTTAGCTCTGTAATGCTTCCTATATCAACATCCAACTGCTGTGCCTTGATCGTCTTGGTTAACACAAACAGTACCGTTGTTACCAGAAGAAGTAACTTTAAGCCAATCGTTATCTGTTGTAGAAGCTTGGTCGATTGTAAAGGCTCTTGAGTTTCCTGCGTGTGTAAGGTGGAAGTAACCGCCTGCATATCCATCTCCATCATAGTTAACTGTATTACTGTTTCCATCTATGTTCATATAGTTTGTCGCTCCGTCTACGTCAATGTCAGCATTGATTGTATTAGAAGAACCCTGTACTGTCCAATCTAAATCAGTACCACTAGACAAGGCTACGGTAGCTAGATCAAGAGTAAACGTGTTGGTACTACCTGTAACATTTACATTTACATTAGAGTTATCTGCACCGTATGCGTTAGTAGGATCCATCTTAGAAGTAAACGTGTTGGTATCACCGTCAAAGTTAAAGTAACCTGTATAGCTATCAGCATACATATCACCTAAAAACTTGTTAGAATTACCTATTTGATTTATATCTAGTGTCATAGCAGTACCGTCAAGGTCTAGCGCAGTCATTGAACCTGCTACTGCAGTAAGACCACCAATAATGTTACCAGCACCTAGCTGCTCTAAATCTATGTTGGCCGTTACACCTACTTGGTCTACAAAGATTTCATTATCACTAGCTTTAACTTCGTTAAATAAAAAAACGCTACCTACTATTACAGCTACACTAAATAAAATACAATCTAGTATACTTATTATTTTATCCATATTCCCAATACCCCCTAGTAATGCCTACTTTAATTATTTCTAAAACACCTGCTTCTATTGCTTTCTGTAGAGCTATAGCACTGCTTTCGTTTGCTGCCACTCCTCCTTCTACTTCAATCAATCTTGATCCATTAGATATAAATCTAAATAAATCTTGTGAAACACCTGCCGAAGTAATTGTTTTTGATACTAATACTTCTGTTAATACTTCTCCTGTTGATACGGAGACAAGTCTTAATGTAATAGTAACCAAATCTTCTCTGTACTCTTTGCTTGATCCTATGCCTAATGCTCTAGCTCCAAAGCCTCCCGACTTTATGTTGGCATCATAGCTCAGTACACCGCCTTGGATGAGTAGTCCTGCTAGTAACAAAGGTTTTACACCACTGTCCTCGTCAAAAGTTTCCCTTGTAGAGCGTATTAACTGTCTTTCCTTTGTTAAACTGTCAAGACCTACACGTTCTGCTACTTGAAAGAACTCTCCCTTTGCTGCGTGTTTCAAAGCCCTGATAAGAAATGCTTCAGGGGCCTGAGTAATTGCAGTACTGAACAAAGCGAACTGTCCGTTAGATTTCCTTTGACCTGTTTGATCTTTAAAGCTATTAGGATAGATAGCTATGACAGGCTTACGTTTTGCAGGAGGAATATTTTTAAGCTCCTCTGATTGTAGGTCTAGTATCGAAGAACTCTTTATTACAATGTGAGGTACACCACTACCTTCTAATACATTCTTAGAAGCACAACTAGAAAGTAAAGTCACCAATAGGCACAGTGATATTAGTTGTACCACCTGACTCATCTGTAATCGTAAGCGTGATTGTATCTGTTTCAACAATGTATTCAATCGTATTGCCCTCTAGTGTTAGCTTGCCTTGTTTCTGTGGCGTTTCCCCAAACAACTGTTCGACCATTTGCCTACTAAGCTGTGCATAAATCCTGCTTTCTAAATTTCTAATGAAGCGAGCCAGGGTTGTGTTCTTAGCTTCTCTAGCTAACTCATCTTTGTAGGCTTCAATCTCTTCTTTAACTGTAGCTTTTCTTGTAGCTTCTTGATTCTCAATAGTAAGGTAGTGACTAGATGTATTTACTCCAGAGAAACTAGGGCTTTTAAAGCTATACAGTAACTCATCTGCCTGTGTGGGTTTACTAAAAATAATAAAGGCTAACACTACTAAAGAAACTACAGAGTAGACTAACAGAAGTGTATCTGTTGACATTATTTTAATCTTTTCTTTGATCTTCACGGTCTGCTTTTGCTACCTTATCTATATCAATTAAATTAGGAATACCTAACAAAGTTTTAAGCAATACATCTTGTCGTATTGTTTGGTTATCTAATGCTCTTACTCTATCAATTAACGCTACTATAATTCCGTACTGACTATCAAGTTTAGTACTTAATCTTTCTTCCATTGCGTTAAGACTAGCATCTACTTTCTCATCAACTACATCTAGTTTAGCTTCCATACCGTCAATGATACGGTTAATAAGTTTCCATATAAAGAAACCTAAACCTAACGCAGACGCAACTGGAAAGCCTACTTGATTAATTAGATTTATAATGTCTTCCATTAGTCTTTGTTATCGGTATTACTCGCACCAAAGTAAAAAGAAATAATTGCACTTGCAAGCCCACCTAAGTAACCAAGTACTAGGTTAATTAATGCTTCACTGTTCTGCTCTGGAGGCTGTATAGTTACTAAGAATATGTAGCCCATAAAGCCACCTACTACTGTTACACCTATTACACGCGCAGTCCAGTCTTTAGAGAACATACCTCTTGCACCTTGTATGTCTGCTGTTTTAAGAGCAAACAAATCTACATCCAGTTCTTTCATCTTAACATCGAAGTCTGCATCTATCTTTTTAAGTTCTGCTAATTGTTCTGGTGTTGCTGCCTGTATTGCTTTTTCTATTTTCTTAGGATCGTTATCGACTCCGAGTGCTTCAGCAATCATCTTAGCTGCCATCCCACCCATAGGGCCACCCAGTGCTGTACCGATTGTCGGGGCTACTGCACCTAGTATTCCTTTAACGCCTTTAAGTAAGTTTAAATTCATATCCACTCTCTCTTTCTTTTAGTTCATCGGGGGTAAATCTTATGTCACTTCCTAGTATCTTATCTACAGATTGCATAGCCACTTCTATAGGCATTTCTGGCATACCTTTTAGATGTGCTTCTAGAAGTTCTTGGTAGACTCTACGGAACTTGTCACGTTTTATCCACGCTAAGTCCTGTTTAGTCCTCATCTTACAATCAATACGATACCCCCTATCTAAATCATCTTCGTGGTAGAAGATTAACATATCGTCATTGTAGTATTCGTTATTCATTTTACTTTCTAGACTTAGCTCCTGAACACTTCCAACGCTTGCGTGACAAGTTGTTTGGAGTGTTTGGATCGTTTTGTTTTTTCTTAGAAAGTCTTTTCTTTATCCCTAAACTTCTTGCGCAGTAGCTATCACCTTTACTTGTTCCGGGTTTTACTCTAGCTCCACCGCCCTTTGCTTTACCTGCTTGACCGTAACTAACCTTTTTACCACTAGCTGTAATCTTTACTTTTGCTTTGCCTTTTCTAGGTTTCCGTGTTGCCATTATTTAAAACCTTTCTTCATGTTAGCATAAGCTTTTTTAGTTATAGTTGAGTTCTTTTTAGATCGACTAGTACCTTTCTTTTTTCTAGCATTGATGTTAGCATACAGTCCTTTGTTAGCTTTAGTTCTTTTTTTGACCGCCATAATAATTCCTTGCTTGAGATAACTGTTCTTTTAACAGTAGTTGTTGTTTTTTAAATTCAAACTTTCCTTTGTTTCTTACTTGTTGTCTTTTTTCTAAACTTTTAAAACCACCTTTTCTACTCATTGTTCTCAGCCCTTTAATCTTGTTTGTTACTTGCACCAAAATAAAAACTTATAACTGCACTTGCTAAACCACCTAGATAACCTAGTACAAGGTTAATCAATGCTTCACTATTTTGTTCTGGAGGCTGAATAGTAACTAGGAAAATATATCCCATGAAACCACCTACTATTATTGTACCCATGATACGAGCAGTCCAATCTTTAGAGAACATACCTCTTGCACTTTGTATGTCTGCTGTCTCAAGAGCATACAAATCAACCTCAAGCTCTTTCATCTTAACATCAAACTCTGCATCAATCTTTTTAAGTTCTGCTAGTTGTTCAGGTGTTGCTGCCTGTATAGCTTGTTCTATTTTCTTAGGTGTAGGCTCACATCCTAGCGCGTCAGCTACCATCTTAGATGCCATTGATCCCATCGGACCACCTAATGCAGTACCTATTGTAGGAGCTACTGCTCCAATTATTCCTTTAACGCTTTTAAGTAAATTAAAATTCATGTTTGTATTCTCTCTTCTATTAGTTCATCGGGTGTAAATCTTATGTCACTTCCTAGTATATTATCTACAGACTGCATAGCTACTTCTAAAGGCATCTCTGGCATACCTAACAAAAGTGCTTCTAACATTTCTTCATAGACTCTGCGAAACTTGTCACGCTTTATCCATGCTAAGTCTTGTTTAGTTCTCATCTTACAATCTATTCGATAAGCTCTATCAAGATCTTCTTCAAGATACATTATTAATATATCATCCGTTAACAATCATTTGCTCCAGCCTGTCTGATCTGTTACCTACTTGTCTAGCCCACTTACTATCTAACATTTCTTTACCTGCTGTTTCATAGTCACCTGCTTCCATAGCAGCTAGGAATTTTTTAAAGTGTAGAAGTTTTGTCAAGCCTAGATTAAATACCATATTAATGATAGCGCGTTGTCTGTCATCTGTTAAACTAGGAAACCATTTAAAAACTTTAGAAGCTTCTTCTTCACAAATCTTTATATCGTTGGCAAGAAGATAGTCTGATTCATCCATAGTTATACCACGCTCTTGAATATTTCTACCTACACCTAGCGTAAGAAAACCTGCAGAGCATTTGTATGGTCGTAGCTCTACACCTTCATCACGTTTAAGTTCTTCAATTAGTTTTTCTTTGTTCATTTATAACTCCTCATCTTCAAATAAACCTTTATCTTTATTATATTTCATAGTAGGTCTTATTGGTTGGATTTTCCCTTGCAAAGCCTCAGTAGCATTTGCTGGAAATAGGTATGGTCTTCTGCCTGAATCTTGAAAAGGAACTTCAAACTCTAAAGAATCTGAAGTAGTGACACCACGATGTTTCATAAAAGCTTGTTC